CGCAGTTAATCCCTTCTTACGCCTCTTATCGAGGCCCCCAGGGCTAATCCAAATCCTTCACAGGAAGAGGGGCCCAAACGCGACTACTAGTTATCTAGTAGTGTACCTACTTAAGAGTAGGGCACCCAACCAACCTTGTATCCTAGGACAGCATCGCGAGGGGTTACCCCAACTGAACGCTGATTCCCAGGGGGACCGATTAAGGTATCCCGAACACCATACAAGGCGGACGCCAGTACAACACCAGGACGCCAGTTGTCCCAGCTTATGCGCGAAAAACGCGCTGGCCGGTAGACTTGGATGTATCTGATGCTGTATCGCCAACGGAAGTTCCAGAGTGACTCGTCACCATCATGGATGACAAGATCACCGAGTTCCACTGGGCCCCGGAGCCTACGGATATGGCTAGGTAGACAGTCCAAGACCGTCCACCAGGCCTTCCGCAAATCCCGAGACCTGTGTGTATCGAGAGAGTTTTGCAACATAACTCGACGAATTCCGTTAGCCATTGAGATAAACTGCTGCGGCTCACAAGGTTCCTCCTCAAGAGAGTATGGACGGACGTCCACACCATTGAAGTAGTCCCCGCCGCAACTTTCCCGGAAAGGGCCCTCAGAAAAAGTTTTCTTCTGGTTAGGCGTAAATCCCAGGTATCTCAAAGCTGAGATCACGGTCGGAAACACTTCGGTCTGACAAAGAATGTCATCACCAAAGACAAACAAATTCTTCCCGGGTAGGGGAGAAATGTCGTGATCCTGCATAACCGTCATAACGACGGCAGCAAAGATCGCTGTTTCAAGCTCGAACGTGAACCCGTTACCCATCGAGGAGAATTTCTCCAGGTGGACCCACTTCCCTTTTACAAGGGTCGCAGGACTCCGAAGCATACTCAAGGCTTCGAACCACATCGATGGCAATACTAACTTCACCAGGTTAGTACAGACGGTATCGCTGGCATTTGAGAGATCGATAGTCGCAAAATGACCTTTGATAGAGGCCTCACAAGCGACCTGCTTGTGAATAGATTGCGCTTCCTTCAGGTTGAAACCTGACGCAGACAATCTCCTCTTCATGACTCGCCCGTAAGCAAGCTGGAAGAACAGATTTACACTAGGCTCAACGGCAATGCCGCGGTGCTTTGTGCAGTCCTTGGGGACCGTTGTGAAACGGTTCCCACGAACAAACTCTGGATCTCTAGAACCCTCTACGCAGGCCGAAGCCCACGCAGTGCCGCACCACTGAAAAAGGTACGGTAACGAGGAGGGGGTGAGGGTGGGTCGCTCAGTCATTTTGTCGGGAACTGTAATCAACAGGCCCCTATCGCCGAAGGTCGCCCCAGGTCCAAACCTGCCGTCTAAGACGTCAGGACACGGGCCAAGAAGAGTACCAACATTTTTCCTCACCCGCAAGAAGAACCTGCGGAGAGCCTCATTAGTCTCGGGGTGTGAAAACCCCTCGATATAAGGATGTAGGCGCTCATTAGAGCGGAAGCACTGCTTCTCAGATTGCCAGAAGAGATCTAACGCTACGGCCTCACGGTCGAAAGACGTTGGTAGAGCTTCATACTTTCTGAGAAAAGCGACGCATTGAGCATCGCGGCTGTACGCTGAGGCGTCCAGATAGTGCTTCGGGTCGACTCGCATAACAGCGAGATCGTCCCATTCACCGTGTTTTATCCGGAGATAAACTCCGAGGGACACAGGTGAGGCGAGGCCTTCGCACATTGCTAGGGCCGTCTTCCGAACGCATTGTTCAAGAAGGGTTGATGGCATTTTGCTCCTTACTGTTGGGAGAGACGCAGAGACCGTTTAGGTCGCTGAGAAACCAGCCTGCATACACGCTTTCACAAGCGAGGACGCAAGCAGATTCATCGCTTGGGCAACCGCCTCATTCGAGTCAGTTGTCGGCATGCCATTCGGCAGCACGATGGAGCAGGTCATCACGACCTTCTCCGCCAAGTACGTCTTGCCATCGGTACCAGTCGTCGTGTAGGGATACGTCGTTTCGACGTTCACCCTACGCGCCGTCTTCGGACCGTTATCCAACGCGACCATCTTCATGGTCGGTTGAAATGCGGGAGCCGAGCCAACGGTGAGGCTACGCCACTCCGCTGGTGACTTATCCCCAGCGCTGGCAGCAACGCCAGACCAGAGGATGTCAGTGGTACCGTCGTTCTTTTTGACAGTGATGTTAGCCAAACTGGGCATAGCGTCCAGTGCCTTTCAACGGTATCTCTACCGCAATTGTTGAAGAAGGAGAGCCACGGAAGTAAGAGCCCTTTTGGGACTCAGAACCCATGGTCGGTTTACCTTTAGCGTAGGCCCTGAGATAGGGCCAGGCGTTCGGGTTGTGGTTCGACTATCACCATTATAAGCCTGATCAGGCGGACCAATGGTGGGTCCATATAGTCGTTCCATGCTGCTTGTAACCACAAACCAAGTCGTGTACGGCTCAATAACGTCAATGCCCCAAAAATCCGTAAAGGACTCGAGGAACTTAGAGACGTTAACGAAGTAGTCCACGACGAAGCTGAAAGGTATAAGCTCCCAAGCAACAGACGCGGGGTTGACTAGACCCAGCTGATTGGCAAGGAAAAGATTAGGGTTATTAACCTTGATCTTCATGCCATAGTGAACACTATATGCCACGTTGAGAACGTAAGCATGAGTATTCACGCCCTCGGGATACGTACCGGAACCAGAGGTTCTTTCCGTAGCCCTGCCAGCAATGGCAACGGGGGGGACGCCCTTTTGGAGCGTCTGTATAGCATTGCCAATATCATCCACTAACGGAGCCCAACCGAAGGAATACTCCAACACGTTGGATCCGAAGGCCCTACCTTTAGCTCTAACACCTTTCGGTATAGAGGCTAGACCAAGGGTCCTCGAAGCGTCACCGAAGCGGAAACGTTTCACATCACGGACAAACTTCCAGAGTTGTAGACTGCGATTGGCAATCATCTCTAGAGATTGTTTGCGCTCACCGAGCGCAGCTCCAAGTTGAGCCTGGTCAGGCTTGAGCTTAGAGACGAGACGTGAATAGGCTTTATTTGCGGCATGATCTCTCAAAAAAGAGAAATCATTCCTCACCAAATAAGCCAAGGTCTGGTAATACTCCTTACTTGCGTTGGAGACAATGACCACGCGGTGAGACGCATGACCATAGGGAAGAGGGAGGTTGTGAGGCCTCCTCTGCCTATACCAAGTCTTGATGTCATAAACCCAAACGGGTCTATAGCCACCAGTATCGGGCGCAAGTGTCGTTTGAAGGACACTGAACGGTCCGGTGATAGGAAGTGTCATTTAGTCCTCACGGATACGCCTAGTTAAGGCGCGACACAACCAGGATTAGTTTCTCAGGCTAATCCCCCGGTATCACAACCGGGCCTTAACGCAAGTTAAGGGCTTCGTTGGAGAACCGCTAGCAGGTCGCTAGTAGGGCAACGAAGACTTGAAGAGGCTTTTGGCCCCTTCAGAAGTTCCCCCCCTCTGGTTTCAGTCACCATCTCGATCACCTTATTAGGGTGTCTAGGTCTAGACCTAGAATGTCGAGCAATGGCTAGCCAGG